CTGGATCGACAACGTGACGTGCGAGGAGCTGATCGACTGCCTCGACAACTACTGCAAGGACTGGGACCCGAAACTCGCCACCTGGAAGCGCGGTCCGCGTCATGACTGGGCATCCCACGGCGCGGACGCGGTGCGCTGCGGCGCGGTCGGGTTCAAAGACGAGCAGCACTACACCAAGAAGGACCTGATGCCACAGGCCCTGCCGGACTACTGAGGAGGCACACATGGCCACATTCAAGATGCCGTCGAGGAACGTCAACGAGCCGCGGTTCTCCAATCGCGACTGGCGTACCCTGGTCGAAGAGATCGACACCCGCGGCCCGAGCGAGGTCTCATACGAGTTCTCCAACGGTCGCAAGTTCAAAGAACCATTCATCCCCACCGGCGGCGCTTATGAGTGACATCAAGCTCATCAAGCGAGACGGCGAGGACGGCATCAGCGTATCGGGCATGAGTCTGGTGCGCCGTGTTGCCGAGACACTGCACAAACACTACCCGGACCACCTCTGGGCGGTGAACATCGACGAAGAAGGCGGCGTGCTGACCGTGATGAACCAAGACCGTCCAGGAAGACCCCGACCTGAAGTCGGTCATGAGAGCCGGCGGAGAACTGCTTGAGCGCTACCGGATCCACCGCGGTCGCTATCGCCCGGGCACCATTCAATCATTGCAGAAGGACTTCCGCGGCAACGTGAAGTTCGACACCTGACGGGGGATACCATGGATCCAGAAGAGAACAAACAGGTCTACTTCGACGGCGAGGACCTCGAGCCGGACGAATTCGAGCACGGTGAGCCGGATGAGGACACCGACTGGTTGGCCCTCGCGCAGGACGCCTACCGGACCAGCACCGACTACTACAACTCCAGTCTGCGCAAGCAGTTCGAGCGGAACATCTCGATGTTCAACTCGAAGCATCCCTCTGGATCCAAGTACAACAGCGACGCCTACAAGTACCGCTCGAAGCTCTTCAGACCCAAAACTAGGTCCGCAATTACCCGAAACGAGGCCCAGGCAGCCTCGTCGTTCTTCGCCACGCAGGACATCGTCAACGTGGAGCCGGAGAACAAGAACGACCCGGTTGAGGTGCTGCAGGCCGACATCAACGGCGAGCTTCTCAACTACCGCCTCGAGCATGACATCCCCTGGTTCCTTACCTGCATGGGCGCGTTCCAGGATTCGATGGTCATCGGCGCCTGCGTGTCCAAGCAGTACTGGGACTACGAGGAGGAGATACCGGAGGAACTCGACGACCCCTTTGCTGACCCCGAGATCACAGAGGAGGGTGGGATGCTCAGCGGCCCCGAGCCGAAGATCAAGAGCGACAAGCCAGTCGTCGACCTCATACCGATCGAGAATATCCGCTTCGACCCGGCCGCCGACTGGCGCGACCCGATCAACACCTCACCCTACTTCATCCACATGATGCCGATGTACCTTGGTGACGTGAAGGACAAGATGACGATCGTGGATACGAAGACGGGGCAACCGGCGTGGTACCAGGCATCTGACGACATCCTGATCGGCGCCAGTTCGAAGCTCGATGACGACTCCACCCGCCAGGTTCGCGTCGGCGACCGCAAGGACCCGATCGACGACAACGGGCGCACAGACGACTTCCGGATCATCTGGATCCACGAGAACTTCATCCGCAAGGGCGGCTGCGACTACGTCTTCTACACAATCGGCGACCGCCACCTCCTGACCGACCCGGTCAAGATCGAGGAAGTCTACTTCACCGGCGTCCGCCCCTTCGTCATGGGCCACACCATCATCGAGTCGCACAAGACTCTCCCGAGCGGCGCCCCGGAGATCTGGGACGGTATCCAGACCGAGATCAACGAGGTCGCCAACCAGCGCATTGACAACGTCAAGCTGGTCCTCAACACCCGCTACTTCGTCAACCGCACGGCGAACATCGACACCAACAGCCTGACCCATTCGGTCCCCGGCGGCGTGGTGGTGATGGACGACGTGAACGCCGACATCCGGCCCGACCGCCCCGGCGACGTCACCGGCTCCAGCTATCAGGAGCAGGACCGACTCAACATCGACTTCGACGAGATCGCCGGCGCCTTCTCGCCCGGTTCGGTGCAGTCCAACCGCCAACTCAACGAGACCGTCGGCGGCATGGAAATGCTCAACGCAGACTCGAACACGCTGACCGAGTACCGGCTGCGCATCTTCGCTGAGACCTGGGTGCAGCCCGTGCTCAAGCAGCTTCTCCTACTCGAGCAGGCCTACGAGACCGACAAGAAGATCCTCCAGATCGCCGGCCAGAAGGCGCAGGCTTTCGAGCGGCTCCAGATTGCGAGCATTGAGGACTGGATGCTCGAGGCCCCGGTCAAGCCCAGGGTCAACGTCGGTTTCGGCAACAGCCAACCGCACCAGAGGATTCAGAAGATCCAGTCCGGATTCACCATCCTCGCCCAGATCCAGCAGATCCCCGGCGTCAACATCGAAGAGGTACGCCGGGAGATCTTCGGTGCCCTCGGCTACAAGGACGGCGACCGCTTCTTCCTCCCCGAGGAGGAGCAGCAGGATCCGGAGAAGATGCAGATGCAGCAGATGATCCAAGACCTGCAGCAGAAGCTGGCCACCAAGGAGCTGGAGGCGCAGGCCAAGATCCAGGTCGCACAGATCAACGCTCAGGCGTCGGTCGAGACCGCACAGATCAAGACCAACGCGCAGCAGGAGATCGAGGGCTTCAAGACCCGGATCAAGCAGACCGACCAGAAGCTGGCCGCGGCCAAGCTGCGGGCCAACAACGACACCGAGATCGCCAAGCTGATGATGCAGCGCGAGGCGCTGATCGCCAACCTCCGCCAGAAAGAAGCGGACACGGCGCGCAACAACGCCAACAGCATGGCCGAGACCATCGCCCGGGGGCAATACGGGGCCGTCCCGGGCGTAGACGACGAACCCGGCAAAGGATAATCCCCCATGTCCAGATACAGCGACGACGTGCAGATCCAGGAGCAATCCGACCCCCTGTTCAACAACGCCCGACTGGGCGTGGAGGCCGAAGCGTTCCTGGAGTCCAACCTCGGCAAGCATTTGATCACCCGAGCCGAGCATGAGATCGAGACGCACTACAAGGCCCTGAGCGAAACGGACCCTTTCGACTCAGCCCGTGTCGCGCATCTACAGAACAAGATCAAGGTCGCTCGAGCAGCCATCCAGTGGCTGGCCGAAACCATCAACGAGGGGCATGTGGCCGCACAGACTCTCATTCAGCAAGACTTCAACGACTAGGAGCACCACATGCCATACAACAAAGTTGTTCGTTTGCGCAACGGGTACGAGTGGGACGACCTGCGCTTCCCGGCCACAGCAATCAACCCGCCCGGGCAGGTATCTGACCCCGATGTGGAGGCGACCACCGGGCTGCTATTGTTCGACGCGGCGGGCACAGAGCTGATCTATGCGCTCGCGCAGATGCCTCACTCGTGGAAGGAGGGGAGCGAGATCAGCCCGCACGTCCACTGGACAAAGACTACCTCCGCGGCAGGCAATGTGGCTTGGCAGCTGCGCCATCAGATCCTCCCGATCGGCGAAGTGGGCCCGGACGAGTGGACTGACGACGGGATAATCACCTCGCCCGTCGGCGGTACGCCGGACAATGACACCGCGTGGGAGCATCTGATCAGCAGCTGGCCAGACATCCCGATGGTCGATGGGACGAGCAAGTTTTCACTGTCGACTTGTATCCTGTTCGAGATTTCCCGAGTCGGTGGAAACGCCGGGGATACCTATGCGGCGGATGCCCGGCTCTTGGAGTTCGACCTCCACTACCAGATCAACTCATTGGGCTCCGAAGTGGAGTTTGTGAAGAAGCCATGAACGTACTGACCCCCATCTACCTAACTTTCGCGGCGCTCTTCGGCGCCCTGATCATCTTCAACCTGGCCCACGGCGGCCCTGCGGCCGGGACCGTCGACACGGTCCACACCCGGTCCTACATGATCATCGAGGGTAACCCCTACGAGGTCGCCGGGGTGGAGTATCGGATTCACCGGGACCGGTGTATGCGGCTGGTGAATGAGGCGTTCCTGGATTCGAGGATCGACGGCGAGGAGGTGAAGACCTCGTTCGTGCTCTGCATGTCGTCGTCGTATGAGAAGCAGGCCCGCTACGAGGCGCAACTGATGATGAAGAAGGCGGAGGACAAACTCTGATGACCGGACCCCACAAGTTTTTGCTCGAAGAGATGATTACCAGGCACGAGGGTTTCCGCGAGCGGGCCTACCTGGACACCGAGGGATTTCTGACGATCGGCTACGGATTCAACATCGACGGCAACGTCATGTGCGAGGAGGCCGCCAGAGCCCAGCTCCGCTGCGACATCAAGAAAACGGAGAAGGAGCTGAAGCGAACCATGCCTGTGTTCAATAACGTCTCAGGGGCCCGCAGAGCGGCTCTGATCGACATGGGCTACAACCTGGGCGTGCCCGGGCTGAAAGGCTTCCGCCGCATGTGGGCGGCGATCGCCAAGGACGACTGGGAGACGGCGGCCGACGAGGCCAAGGATTCGAAGTGGTACAAGCAGGTCAAGTCCCGCGGCAAGCGGATTGTGAAAATACTTCGTACTGGGGAGTGGCCCCAGGACTTTTAACCCCATCAGCCTACCCCAAGGGGCGGCGAGGAGATAGCTATGACGCGCCTCACTGGACGACATCGTGAAGAATGCCCGCGCCGCGCGAGCCGGCGTGGAGCCGGACGAGGTACCGACCCCCGCGGATCCGCCCGAGGAGGAGTGGGAAGAGGAGGATCCGACGGTCCCAGATCAACCCGAACTACCCGGCCCGGATGACGAATTGGAAGAGGAACGGGAACAAAATTCCGAAAATGGGAACTATACTGGTGAAGGGGAAGAAGATTCCCAAGACGAACCCGAAGATCTCGTCACCATCATAGTCGACGGTGAGGAGCGACAGGTCCCCCGGGACCAGGTCTACGAGCAGGGCATTCGCACGCTCCAGAAGGAAGCGGCTGCGGACAAACGCCTGGCAGAGGCCACACAACGGATGCGAGAGGTGGAAGCCTATCGCCAATCAGTTGAAGCGCAGCTGAGGAACAGCCAGCGCAAAGAGAATGATGGACGCCCGCTATCCAAGCAACAGGACGCGGACGTCCGCAAGAGAGCCCGTCAGATTATCGACAAGATTCTCGACGGGAATGAAGACGAGGCCGCTGAAGCTCTGGCCGAAGCAATGACGGGACGACAGCAGTCTACCCCGGACTTCGACGAGCAACGGCTGGCGCAAGAGCTTACCGAAAAGGTACAGCGTAATCTTGAGCGCCAGGCGGGAATCGCGGCCTTCAACGAGCAGTATGCTCACATCGCAAACGACCCACAGCTGTTTGCTATGGCCGATCGGAAGACGATCGAGATCGCCCAGGAACACCCCGAGTGGGGACCCAAGCAGATCATCCTGGAAGCGGGCAAGAAAGTCGAAGAGTGGCTGGCTGAGGTCGGTGGTGGTCCTACATCTCAGAACGACACACCCCCGCCGTCAAGGAAGAATGAGCGGAAACGTACCACGGAAAAGCTAAAGACGGCCAAGTCCGCGAAGGCACCACGCCCGGCGGAGAAGCGGCCACAAACCAAATCGGAAATCGTCGCCGACATGAGAAAGAGGCGAGGTCTCCCGAACTACTAATTCTCTAGCGAGGTAATCACTATGTCTGGTCAACTCTGGCAAACCGATTCGCTCGGTGGCTACATGTACTCGGACGAGCTGTCGGACGTGCTGCGCACGGCCCTTCAGCCGATGGTCCGTTTCCGTCAATTCTGCGACGCTAAGGACGCAACTTCCAAGGGCCTACACAAGGGTGCTGAGTTCTACTGGAACGTCTACAGCGACGTGGCTGACGCCGGCGGCACGCTTCAGGAAACGGAAGCTATGCCGGAAACCAACTTCACGATCGAGCAGAACTCTCTGACCGTGACTGAATACGGTAACTCGGTCCCCTACACCGGCAAGCTCGACGACCTGTCGAAGCATCCGGTCGAGGAGATCATCCACAAGGTGCTGAAGAACGACGCCAACAAGGCGATGGACTCGGCGGCCCACGCGCAGTTCGACGCAACGCCGCTCACCGTCACCCCGGAGTCGGGCAACAGCGCGACCGCCATCACCCTGGAGACCACGGGTACGCCCACGGCCACCAACGCACTGGCGCTCAACAACGTCCACGTCAAGCTCATCGTCGATCAGATGAAAGAGCGCAACATCCCGGTCTACAACGGCTCCGACTACTTCTGTGTCGGCCGCCCGAGCACCTTCCGGGATATGAAGGACGACATCGAGGCGCTCCACAGCTACGTGGATGCTGGCTTCCAGATGATCCTGAACGGTGAGATCGGCCGCTACGAGGGCTGCCGCTTCATCGAGCAGACGAACATCGCCTCGGAAGGCTGGAGCGGCGGCGTCTCTGACGCAGCCTACTTCTTCGGCGAGGACACGGTCGCTGAGGCCATCGTCATCCCGGAGGAGATCCGCGGTAAGATCCCGACCGACTACGGTCGCTCGAAGGGTGTCGCCTGGTACTACCTGGGTGGCTTTGGTCTGGTCCACGATGCAGCCGCTCAGGCTCGCATCATCAAGTGGGCATCGGCCGCTTAATGAACTGACTGGGTGACCTGGGGCGGATTGGCCGCCCCGGCACCCCGTCTGAACCATAGGAGAGAGCATCATGTCTTACGACGCACCTATCCACGCAACGTACCGTTTCGCATCGGCTACGTTCGACACCGCCTCGACTGTTGGCACGATTGTCGGCCCCGCCGGCAAGAAGGGTCGCATCCTGGGCGTCAGCTCCGTTGTCACGGTCGCCACCACTGTCGCAGCTTCCACTGTGCAGATCGGCGACGGCACCGACGACGACGAGTACGCAACTCACACTGTGCCGATCGGCACCGCTGGTACAACCACCAACGGTTTCACGCAAGGTGACGACGAGTACATCCCGGCCGACACCGACGTGGTCGTGAAGACCGGCGGTGAGGCGACCGCTGGCGACGGCGACATCATCGTCCACATCGCCTGGTTCTAAGGAGGATCATCATGGCTAAAGATTCTGGCTACAAGTCCGGTCTGACCTCGAAAAAGCCCCTGGGTCAAAAGGCCCCGCGCGGCGAAGCTCAAGGTCAACGTCCTGTCAAAGATGCTGAGCCGCGCGCAAAGCGCAAGTAAGCTCAGCTGATTGACGTTATCTGACAGCCTGCGCCTGGGGCCCCTGGGCGCGGGCTTTCTAGGGAGAAGAGCATGAGCGATCTCGAGTACATCTACGATCCGACCAAGCGGGGCCTGATCTATCAGAAGCCCGGCAACCGTTGCACCGGCCGCACCCGCGAGGAGCTGGCCCAAGACACTCCGGAGGACGGCTACAAGTCCGGCCTCGCGAAGCAGACGCCGATGAAGCGTCCGGTAGGTATCTTCGATGCCTAAGCTCGACAAGAACAAGCCCTACGGCGAGACATTCGGACACCCCCACGTACGCTACATCCAGGACGGTGAGAAGTTCACCGGTGGTGGTGAGCACATCCCTGCCGGCGACCCCCGGTTGACCGCAGAGCGCGACACCGGCGTGGCTCGAGCAGAGCGCAAGGCCGCCGAGCGGCAGGCCCTCAAGGAAGCCTTCAAGGAACGCCTCAAGCAGGGTCCGGCCGTCAAGGTGGTTGAGCCGGAGCCCAAACCCCAGGCCAAGATCCTGGACCCTGAAACCCTCGAGTTGACCCCGGCCATCGACGAGCACGGACAGGTCGACAACGTACCGCTCGAAGACCTTCATTGGACCAAGCTGCGCGAGCTTGCGGCCGAGAAGGGCATCGAGTACCAAGGCAAGGCAAAGACCATCGCGCTCATTCGACAAGCGGGGGAGTAAACCATGGCCAAGCGCACCTTTCTTGAACTCGCACAGCGGGTGTACCAGGAGTGTGGTGCGCCTGGTTCAGCGCCCCCGAACGTCACCGGCCAAATCGGTCTGCGGCAGAAGATTGTCGAATGGACGGCGGACGCCATCTACGAGATCGAGGCCCTCTGGGGAGACTGGAAGTTTCTACAAGACGAACTCAACCAGGCCATAGTCCAGGGCGGTCGGACCTACAACTACGTTTCCGACTGGGACGGGCCCCACGACGACTCGTTCTTCATCCAGGGGACAGGGAGCGACTTCTGGCCACTCCACCACATGGACTACGAGCACTGGTACCGCACGTATCGGGGTCTGGACCCCTCTGACGCGGACAACCAGGATCGTCCTACCCATGTGGTCTGGGGGAACGATGAGATCATCATCCACCCCACCCCTGACGACTCCTACACCCTGATCGGTCGCTACAACACAACACCCACTCGGGTCGTAGCGAACACCGACACCTCTCAGATCCCCGAGCAATTCGAAGCGGCCATCATCGCCCTCGCGAAAATGAAGTTCGCGGAGCACGAGGGGGCGGGCATCATGCTGGCCAACGCACAGTCCGAGTACAACCTATGGCTGGCCGCGCTCGAGGCCAACCAGCGCCCGAACCAAGGGCACCGACGCAGCGATCGCAGAGAGCAACTGGTGGTGCGCCCCGTATGAGACGATCGACCCTTAAACGTGGCCCGGTAGAGAAGTTCAGCCGGCGCCCGGTCGGGCGAGTGGAGAAGGTTCAGACCTTCGCCACCGAGCTGACTGGTGGCGTGAATGAAATCTCGGGGCTGCTCGACTTCCCGCAGACCGACGCCCTCTTCGCGCTCAACTACGCACCGGCCGAAGGCGGCGGCTACGAGCTTGTGGGGCAGCTGGAGCGCTTCGACGGCACGTCCCCGCCTCCGAGGGAGGCCAACTACTACGGCGTCCCTTATACGAAGCTGAACCGCTCCAACGCCTTCTACCTTTACGCGCCCTGCAATGGCGTCAGCTCGAGCGCGGAGGCCAACTACATTCCGATCAACTGCATGAGCTTCAAGGCCGGCAGCGAGAAGATCATCCCCGGCAGCCAGTTGTCGCTTGAGGTCGATACGTACGACCCGATCGGCGGAGTCACGGCAAAGAGCACGATTACGATCGCCTGCCGCGGGATCTATGTTGAGTCCGGTACCTGGGAGGGTGGAGACGCACAGGGTACGATTTTCTTTGACGACCTCACTGCATCCCTCGACGCCTATCGGGCACTCGACGGCTATAGGATCAGCGGGGTAGGTGATACCTTGGGTGAGGCACAACTCGCATACAGCTCCACGGCCGCTGGCATTTACGTCCCCACGGTCACGCTACAGAACGGCGCCACGGCGGAAGAGATCGCGCTCAACCGCGCGCAGACCAGCAACGTCTATCGAATACCCTTCCGCCTGGGTACGTCAAACCAAAACCCTTACGGCTCCGGCGGCGCCAGCTTCCCTGAATGGTTTCGTCCGCCATGTATGATCAAGAGCGACGTCGGGCATTATTTCTGGCTGACCGACGTAGAGGTCACCAGCGGTGACCCGACCACTGACGATGCGGCTGGCTATCTCTATGGGATACCCTTCGTTGCCCCATACACCGACCTCACGCTGGCCAGCTACTTCACCGGTGGCGGCGGCGTAGATGTTGGCGGGTGCCTGTCTGGTGGTGTTGCCGTCATCGACGGCCCACTTGAGTCCACTGGCGACTTCACCTCACTCGAAGACGCGGACAACGATGCGGTCTGGAAGGCGAAGGGTGTGCTGCCGGCGTTCAGTTGGAACGGTACAGAATTCACAGCCGGAGAAGATATAGATGACGGCGCGGGCGTTGTTATCGCCGAGGTGCCGAGCGCACCGTTGAGTGACGACTCTGGTGAAGGTGGGCTTCGCACTGAGTTCCTCGACAAAGTCTACCGCAACTACATGGGCTACCAAACCAGGTTGGGTATTCAACCGGTCCCCGGAAAAGGCCCGGTCAGGGGGATCTTCGAGTACGACGGCGACATCTTTGCCATCCGGCAAAAGTTCACCGGCACCAACCTCGGGTTCTACAAAGCGAACGGCAGCTTGTGGTCTGGAATCACAGCGACCCCGGCACCGAGCGATCAGTGGGAAGAGGTAGAGGTCTACAACACACTGAAGTTCTACGCGGGCGTCGATGATTTTGAAATCGGTGATACGGTCACTGGGTTGACTAGCGGTGCAAGCGCAACCGTCATATATGTCGGGGCGACCGGCGGCGCTACCGGAACAGGTAGTCTGTCGGGCGCGTTGACTTTAGGTACCATCACAGGTGGACCTTTTCAAGACACCGAAGCGTTGCAGGTATCGGGCGCGACGGTGGCCCTTGCCGATGGAGTGGTCAGCACTACATTCGACGGCACCAACGAGACGCCGTGTGAGATCATCAAGGCCAACTTCGGCGACGGCGAGAAGGTGTACATCACCACCGGCGGCGATGACATCGCTGTCTACGATGGCACAAAGTTGTCCAAAATATCACTCGGCACCACAGCGCAACTCGGCGGTGGACCGACGCATCTCATCGAGCACAAGAACTACTTGTTTGTCTCGATAGGCTCTTCGGTATTCCACTCTGCGGTCGGCGACCCGCGAGTATTTACAGCGCTGAACAACACTGTGGAATTTGCACTCGGTGACGAAGTCACCGGGTTCGGAAAGACAGCCGGCGGCCTACTGGCTATGCTTACGCGGGACAAGACACACGTTTTGTATGGCGCAGAGGTGGCAGACTGGGAAAAGAAAGAACAGCCTTCTCGCATCGGCGCGATACCGAAGAGCATACAACCGGGCGTCAACCCGATATTCACCGACGTGCAGGGGATAACGACTCTGTCGGCGGTTCAAGAGTTTGGTGACTTTCGCGCCACCGAACTGTCGAAGATGGTGTCGCGCTCCTTGCAACGGAACATCAACAACATCGTAGCTTCGGTGAAGATCAAGGATACGCAGCAGTATTGGTTGTTCTTCAGTGACGGTACGGGAATCATCGGCTACTTCGGCGAAGAGAATCCGCGCTTCACCTTCTTCGGCTACACTTCCGACTACTACGAGACGCCAGACTTGGATCTGACCGAAGTGGTGTTGAACAGCGACTACGAAGACATCATACGCCCGTACGTGGCATTCGCGACAGATTACATCGGGGGCATCGAGCGCGTCTTCATGGGCGACCAGCAAGGTTTCGTCTATGAGATGAACGTCGGCACCAGTCTTGATGGTGCGCCTCTCCAGGGTTACCTGCGGTTGGCCCCTTGGAACATGAAGGCTCCGATGCTCAACAAATCGTTCATCAAGGCGACTGTGTATGTCGAGGCCGGAGAGGGATCTGAGGTCCTTGCGTCGTACGAACTCGACTACGGCGACAACTCTCTTGAGCGAAACAGAACCAACGCCAACGAACTGAACAACCTTTCGGACGTAGAGCCGTCTGGTGGATACTGGGGAATCGACGAGTGGGGCCAGTTCAGTTGGGGCGGCCGCGCCGTGTCAGAGATCAACATTTACATCGACGCCCCAAGTAGAAACATCGGGCTGCTCATCTCATCGCTGAGCGCCGTGGAACCCAAACACACCATCGAAGGGTGTGTTGTTGAATACATCCTACGAGGACGGAAATCGTGAGCAACGACTACATCGACAACACACAGAATCGAGTATTTGACGGGCGTCGCGCTGCGGCATCCGACGTCAACAACGTCCTCGATGCTGTCACCGCGGCCTTTGACCAGCTACCTAGTGCCCCTGCGGTTTGGGCAGACACTGCGTCGGTAGGTACTGCCGGTGGAACCGCCAACGCAATTATCGTCACCCTTGTCGGCGGCGGCAATGTTCCAATCCCTTATGTGGATGGGCAGTCTGTCGTCTTTCGCGCGACTGCCGATAACACCGGACCATGCACCTTGGCTCTCAATGACGGCTCTCCGAAGGCACTCGTGTCACACGGCGGCGAGCCGCTTGAACCAAGCGACCTTGTGGTCGATCGGTGGTATGGGGCAAGGTTCAACACCAGCACCGACCAGTGGCAGATCTCCAGCGACCTGGCACGTAGCGCCCTGGACACCGCTGTTCAGCGCGCGGAGGACGCGCAAGCTGCGGCGGAGACTGCACAGGGACTGAGCGAGACGGCGTTGGCCGACGCGCAGCAGGTTCTTGTTGATACAGAGGCGGTCTATGATAGCTTCGATGATCGCTACCTCGGCGCCAAGGCAGTAGCCCCGACTCAAGATAACGATGGTGACCCGCTACTCACGGGCGCAGTCTACTTCAACACCGACACCAACGTCCTTTATGTCTGGGATGGTTCAGATTGGTTGGACTTTGGGGCCCAGTCCCGCATTGTCAGAACGACTGAAACTGTTTTCTTCACACCAAAGACCACGTTTACCGTACCCGAGTACACCGAAGGGTACGAGCAGGTCTATTTCGAGGGCATCAAGCAAGTTCGCGGGACGGATTACAACTGCACCAACAGCACAACCATTACGTTCACGTCTGCTGTAGGGCCAGGGGTTTTTGAGTTCGAGGCTTTTGTTGTTCTGGCCTTCAGTGGCTTTGTGACCGAACTCGCAGGCAAGGTGGAGAAAGCTGGGGATACGATGACCGGTGGTCTCGAGATCTCGGCCGACGTCCCGTTCGTCAAATTCGTCGATGAGAATGGACCAGCTGATGAGAAAAAATGGTTGGTTTCTGTTGGCGCCGGTGATTTTGAGATCACCTATAGGAACGACGCAGAAAGTATATCCGGGACCGCTTATGAGATCGTACGTGACGGTAGTTCCATCGACTCCCATATCTTCTACACTGGCTTCTCTGAGGCGTTTGAAGTCCAAGAATCCAACGTCATAGCCCACCCTGATACCTTCCGCGTCGGCGACACGCAGGGCGGGGTGGTCTTCTACGACAGCACAGGCGATGCGTTTAAGATTGGACAGAAGAATGGCGTGCTGGCAATAAGTGCCGACACGTCTCCTCAAGACGGCGCGCTCGATTCAGACGGCAACTTCACCGATGTCAAATTCATGGAGTTTGTGGCATCTACCGGTGCGGTTGACTTCATATCAGACGTCTCGATACAGAACACCAGCCCATCTTTGTCGTTTGTAGATACAAGTGGGTTTGGGGGCAGAAATGACTTCCAGATAACCGTCGACAACGACGATCTGATAATCACCGGTGGGGAGACAGGCACAGAGAACGTTCACCTTCGGATCAACAGTGATTTCGAGCGCGTTCACCTTTATGGTGATGTCGGTATTGGAACAGACGGAGCACAAACAAGAGCCAGACTGCATGTTGAAGACAGCAGCACCGATATAGTTTATGTTGCTTCCACTGGAGCAAACGCGGACATCAAGTTCAACGATATTGGGAGCACGATCAGCATTTACAACCGAGGGATTGGTTGCGTTGGCGACGACATGCGTATCACCACTGCTGGCTTGGAAAGACTGCGTGTAACTGACGAAGGGTTGATTGGACTTAGCAAGCCTTCCCCAACCGCACAACTGCACATGCAGAGCAACCAGATTTTGGGGACACTCGGTGGGACTCCGGGAGATGATGTACCACACATTACTCTTGAGGGTCGCAGCGCCAACGCCGACTACCTCAACTTCAAGCTAGTCCGAGAGTCTGCTGGTGCAAATTGGCAAACGGCACAGCATCGTATTCAGCGGCAAGTTGACACTGTACAAAAGGGCTTTATTGGGTTTGGGGGCGATACTACTGCAGCCGTGACTTTTGGTGATGACAATACAGAGTTTATGCGGATCGACATGTATGGCAATGTAGGAATTGGTACTGATGCTCCTACTAGACCACTTGATGTTGAGGGAGTTGTTCTCGCCACCGGAAACATCATTACCGACAATGACACTAGCTCAGACAGTCGATTTATGATTCAACGCGGCAGCACTGAGGTGGCAGCGTTTGGTGTCCGTTCGTACAACAACGACGCCTTAGAGATCCGAGGACCAACCGGCGTTGGTACTGGGAGTGAGGTTGCTGCATACTACGATGCTGTTGATGGATGGGACTTCCGTACTGATAACACCCCGCGGATGCGGATCACCGATAGTGGTCAAGTGTTGATAGGTGCGACTACACCCAAAACCAACATGGCAAACTCCAGCGTCTTGATTTCAAATGGTAGTGTGGGTTCTACTGTTAATGCTGCAGCAGATGATCTTGTTATTGAGCGCAACTCTGTAGCAGGCATTACTATCCTTTCGGATAGGGCAAACAGTTCTCAGGTTTACTTTGGAGACCAAGATTCGCCAGATCAAGGTAGGGTAATTTACAATAACAGCAACAACAGTATGTCGTTCGCTACCTCTGGCAACGAGTCGCTCTTTATTAGTTCTGATGGTGAGGTTGGTATTGGTGAAAATACACCTCTCGCTAAGCTCCATGTTAAGACAGGTGACAGCGGGCTGGCGCTTGTTGGTACTGGTGCTGACGACTTGTTTATTGAAAGTGATAGTAATGCAGGAATGACCATCGCCTCCTCTACTGGCAACTGCTACATCAACTTTGCAGACGCGGCGGATGCTAACGTCGGCCAAATCGAGTATCGGCATGATGTCGACATTATGTCATTTGCTGTTGCTGACGATGAGAAGATGAGGATTACTTCTGGCGGTAATCTCCTCCTCAATACCCTAACAGCCACAGCTTATACCTCATTAGATCAACTTGTCATTGGTAGTACAAGCGACGATTTTAATGGTATCGTACTTCAAACCAACGGTACGGGACAATCGGCGATTGCGTTTACTGATGGTTCCATAAGTAGTAGGATATTGTACAACCATGCTTCTGATAGTATGACATTTAGGGTTGCTGGCGATGACCATATGTTCATTGACAGTTTGGGTAATCTTCTGGTAGGTCAGAATTCGGCAAGTTTTATTAATGATGGTATCTCGCTACGAGCAAGCAATACGTTTTATGCCACTAAAAGTGATGGGGCGGTTGGAGTAATTAACCGACTAGGCACTGATGGTATTCTACTAAACTTTTACAACGATAGTACTGCCGCAGGAAACATTTCTGTATCTGGTACGACCGTTTCCTATAACGGGGCGCATTTATCTAGGTGGTCGCAATTACCAGAAGGGGAATCCAAAAAAACAATTAAGCGTGGTACGGTTATGTCCTCAGTGGATGAAATGTGTGAATGGTTTGAGCTTGAAGATGTACCAGAAGATCAACTTCCTGAAGATCAAAAGGTAATTAAAGAAATAGAAAAACGGGATAAGCGAGTAGCCAAAAGACTGAAAGCGGACGGCAGTAAAAGACCAAACGAACAACTTACTCGTTGTAAAGTTAGTGATGTTGTCGGAGACAAAACAGTTTCTGGTGTATTTCAGGGCTGGGATGAAGAAACCGACTATTTGGAAGACGACTTCTACGTTGCCCAAACGGGAGATTTTGTTATCCGAGTCACTGGCCCATGTAATGTGGGCGACCTTCTTGAATCCAACGGCGATGGAACGGCGAAGGTGCAAGCGGATGACATTATTCGCTCATCGACAATAGCCAAATGTACAAAGGGCTTTCCTGATGCCAAGATGACAGAAGAAAATATCGTGCCCTGTTTGTTAATGCTGTGCTAATGGCAGGCACTTATCGAAGCGCCAAAGGCGCACATTCCCCAACCAAGTGAGGTACAAACCATGATCAACATTCAACTCGAAGAGAATCAAGTCAACGTCGTTCTCAACGCACTCGCGCAGCGCCCTTACGGGGAGGTTGCAGCCATCATCAACGCAGTGGCGACCCAGGCCCAGGCCCGAGTCAACACCGGTGGCGAAGAGGTAGCGAGTTCGGAAGACGGCGAATAACCGTAAGAGGGGATTCACATGCCCATAGCATCAGATAGTTTGACGAGCAGTTTGTCGCGGCTAAACCGGGCCACGGGGACGCAAGACTACAGCGCAACGCCCGCTCTCCCGAACCGGACCACCGAACCCACTCAAGCTCAAGACGCTTACCAGGGTTCGCTCGCTGGTGAGGCAGGCAGTTCCCTGCCCAGTACCCCTAGTCTGCGCGAGAGCGCTTACGCCAATCAACCCACGGCAGCAGCCGGTGGTAGTCAACCTGTGTCGAACGACATGAACAGTCTGCCAGGCAGCACACTGGATGCTGCTGGTGGGTTGCTCACCGGGGGCTACAGCCCGAATACATCCATGGCATACACCCGCGAATTGGACGAATCCAAGGACACGATGCGGGGCCAACTGGATTCGATACTTAGCAAGGACAGTGACCTCATGAAGCGGGCCTATCAGCAAGGCCTACAAGAGGCCAACGCGCGTGGGCTGCTGAACACTAACCTGGCCGGATACATGGCTCAGAATGCTGTCTTTGATCAAGCCACCGACATCGCAGAGTTCGATGCTTCGGCCAATCTCAAACAGGGCCTGGATAACCAGTCTGTGATCAACCAGTTCCGTAGGGACAGAAATACGTTTGATCGCGACTTGGCACGCAGCCAGTTCGACACCGACCTTCAAGAGTACACAGATCAGCGGCAGTGGGGACGGGAAGAGGTATCGGCAGATCGACAGCTGCAGCGGGACGAGTACGCAGCCGATACAGCTTACGGGCGCGAGCAGTCCGGTGAAGACCAGGCGCTTCAACGCGACATCGCAATGAGCAATGTCGACTACCTGGAGCAGCTAGGCCTCGACAACAATCTAACCAATAACCGGATCCTTGAAAACTTCCGACAGAGCGAGAACCGCATACGGGAAAGTATGCAGGATTTTAGAGAGCTGATGACCGAGACCGAGTACAAGGCCTGGCAAGACTCCGGCGCTGAGCGCGCGGTGAATCTTGGCGGACTCGTCAAGGAGTACTCGACGGCCGCCAAAGAGATTCGACTTAGCGATGACCTGACTGTGGATCAGAAGAAGGCACACCTTGATGCGCTGAAGGTCTTCTACTCCGATCTGGCTGAAAGTATAGATGTCAGCTTCGACTACCTGGACGGCACAGTCGACGGGATACGAGAATTGGACCTCGCGGTGTTCGGTGACGAAGAGGCCGGCTCAGGAGGTGCCGGCCAGACCAGCTTTCAGTGATGGTGGTCCCGACTTCACTCTACCGGTAGATCCCACCCCACCCGGCGAAAGGGAATCCGACGTTACTCTTCTACCAGGGGCTACCCCACAGACTGAAGATGAACTGTTTTCTCAGGACGAGTGGCTTAACCGCTATCAAGTCGAATCGGGTGCTGGGCCGCTTACGCCGCAAGAGCGAGAGGCAGAGCTTCTTCAGGCTAAGCGAGACGATCCCGTACGGGCGAGAGCCCACCAGGCGGTCCTTGATGCAAGACAGGAAGTTAGCCGCTTAGAGAGAAGGATAGCGAACTTTAACACTCCGGAGGAGAGGGAACGACGCAATCAGAGTTGGGCGGAACGTGTGGACCGACTTCGTGCCAAATATGACGCAGCAGTGGGTTTCGATGCCCGTAACACCGCGTACTGGAATTGGTATAATGCGAGCCGGGCTACACAAGGTACAATCGACAATCACTACCGGGATCTATTTGACAGGGTACTTGAAGAGAAAAGGGGCATCTTAGATTCTGCATTTGATGAATACAAGAAAGAAGACCGGCGGGTTGAGAACACCCATGTGTATAGTGACGAGGCTGGTGTCTTTGCTTCGCTAAAATCTAGTTACGACATCACCGGCGGCGGAAAGGTCATGGGAGAGACCGAGCAAGTTGAGATGCTAAGGGACTGGTATGCTAGGGAGGACGCCGCGTGGGCTAAGGTTGATAAGACCGGAAACAGGCAGTGGGATGACGATGGTGGTTGGATAGGTAATACCAGGGACAGGGTGTATCGTACTTACGACTATGAGGGACTACCCCCGTTCTTGGCGAACCCGACCGTACCAGAAGGCAGCAAGTTCAACCCGAGCTATGAAAGGACAGGTTTTTATAGAGGGGACGACATGGACCCCCTAGAGAAATTCAACGATTTCATGAAAAAGTACCGGAAGCAGCCAGACTACGACCAGTACACTGGTGTGTACCACAAAGACTACTACCCCTTGGAGTGGATACAGATGGCGAGACACATCATAGCTGAAGAAGAAAAGGATCCAGATTACTCGTTGAGTTGACGGGAGGGAACACATGGCGCTTCGGTTAAGAAAAGCCACAACACAAGACATCGACTCGATCGGCGAGCTACTCCAGTTCGCGCGGGACGAGTCGCCCCTCTACTTTCGAACCGGGTACTCGGAGCTTCGCGTCAAGTCGACGCTCTACAACCTGATGCAGAACCCGACCATGCTGCACATCGTCAGCGTGGACGAGGATGACAAGGTGCAGGGATACCTGATGGGCGACATACAGCCCGACTGGTTCGGCCTCGGCTCGGTGGCGGTGACGCACATCGTCTACGCCCGATCGGGCAAGGGCGGACTCGGACTCATTAAGTATTTCGTCGACTGGGCGAAGGGCTGGAAGAAGGTCAAGAAGATTCACATACCGATCAGCTTCGGCGGCGAGAGAGCCGAGCGGACTGGTCAATTACTTGAACGGCTGGGCTTCGAGAATGTTGGCAGCCAATACATGGAGATACTCTGATGGTAGCAAGCGCAGCAGCTGCAGCAATTATGACCATAGTGCAGGTGGCATCGGTTGTCGCTTCTGTCGTCACTATGGTCCAGGGCCTGAAGGAGGGCAACCTCCTCCAGGCAGTCATGGGTGGAGTCGGTGCCTTCGTTGGTATGCAGGCGCTCGCCGGTAGCAGCTTGGGGGCAGCGGCCAATACGTCCGCTCAGGCCACCAAGGCGGCAACGCTGGGGGACCTCGGTGGCGATCTGGTGATCAACAATGCGGGAGGGTCGATGGTCTCGAGTAGCCTGGCGAACGCGGCCCCGGTAGCAACGGAGGTGGCGGCCCCCGCGGCAATGCTGACCAGTGCAGCACCGGCGGCGGCCGAGCTGGCTGCGCCCGAGCTGGTGAATCTGAGCTTGGCTCCGACTCAAGCGGCTGCGGCAGCGCCCGCGGCGGAGTTGGCGGCCCCCAGCCTGGCGGGTGACGTAACGTCTCGGGCAGGCAACGTCATGAACCAGGTGGCCAGCGGCGCAACAGGCGTGGCAGATAGCGCCATGGCTGGCCTCGACAAGCTCGGTGGGTTCCTGAGCGACGCTGGGACTTACATGAAAGACAACCCCGGGCTGATGGAAGTCGGCGGCGGCCTACTGAAGGGCTACTCTGAGGGACAGATGCTTGACGAGAAGTTGAAGCGTGAGGAGGCGATGAAGCGCGAGGCGTGGGCGAGGGAAGAGCGCATTGATGCGGCTCGCCGGGCGCGCGCAGGCTCGGTGCCCGATGCCCCAGAGGGCGGTTATGGGATTATGAGGAGAGGAGGTGTAGGATGAGTGTCCCCCCGGAACAGATGCAAGGTCAACTTGCCGGCCAGGCGCCGGTGCAAGGTCAACCGCAAGGTGGCGCCCCAACTGAGGCCGCGCTCACGGCGAAGCTCGGCGAAGCGCTACAGGCGGCCTCGAATCTCCTGTACGAGGAGAAGGTATTCGACGCGCTGGTCAAGATGGCGAAGAATACCGAGCCGAAACTTGCGCTCTCCGAAGTCGCGGTGAAGGTCCTGACCAAGGTTCAGCAGGACATCGGCGAGCTACCGATGGAGATCCTGTTCTCGGTCGGCATGACCATCGTCGCCGATGCAGCCGATGCGCTGCAGCAGATCGGCATCGAGGTCCCAGAGCAAGAGGTCACACTGGGCCTGCAGATGGCTATCCAGGGCTACCTGGAGGCCAACCCCAACCAGTTCACCAAAGAGGAACTGGCTGAGAGCTTCAAGCAGCTCAAGCAGGCGGTTGAGTCGGGTGCGCTTGAGCAGATCGACGAAAGTCAGATGCAAGACGAGATGCCCAGGCCGGGCATGCTGTCGGGAGGTGTATGATGGGGTTCGGTATGCTGGGTGCTATCGGTGGCGTAGGTGGGGCGATGCAGGACCTCGGCAAGCGCTGGAGCCAGGAGGCCAAAGAGAAGCGGATCATGGAGGCCAAAGAGAAGTACAAGCTCGAGGCCGAGGGGCGCGCGGAGAAGCGGGCGCTGGATGCTGAAGGTCGTGCCGAGGAGCGGGCGCTGGATGCTGAAGGTCGCGCGAACGCAGAGTACGATCGCCGGCAGGGTCTATCATCGGGCTATCGTACCGAGGAGAAGGAAAACGAGCTGCGTCTCAAGCGCGAGGATGACCTCGAGCGTGACAGATTGGGCATCACGCGGACGTCGAAGCATCGTCCTCGGAGTCCGTATGAGGGTCGCGACCAGTGGCTGAAGGAGAAGAAGGAGGCCCGAGAGAGCGGCGAAGATCCGGCGAAGTTCCCGAGCTACGAGGAGTGGTCCAAAAGTAACTCGCCTGTGGCAGAGCCGAAGGGTGAGTTGAATGGAGTTGATACGAGACCTTCCCGCACACAGAAGCCCGAGTATAAGATCCCCGAGGATCTGGCCGAGAAGAATATAGACGCTCGTCGCTTCGCAAGCCTCAAGGCCTACCTCGACAAAGGCCACACCGCAGAAGACGCTCGGGCTGTATGGCGAAGCCAAGGCAAGGACGAATGGATTATCGACCGCATGCTCGAAGAGCTTGGCGTCGAAGAGTAACTCACGAAAGACCACACACTCGAAAGGGGTCGGATGTGGCTTGGAGGAATGATGGACAAATATGATGACGATCCGTTTGCAGCCTACCTTGAAGAAGCGCAGGGTTCATCCTTGGCCGCCGAACAGGAGGACCCGTTCGCGGCGTATCTTGACCAAGAC